GTTATAAACCAGGAAAAAATTCACCCGCGACAATGTCTCGGGTTAGAAAACCTTTTTACTTATGCATCGAAATGCACATTCGTAATAGAACAATTGTCGGGGCGAAAGCCCACCTACCGCTGCCGAGTAGGATTTGTAAGACTATACCCCCTAAAAATGGGAATATAGAATTTATCCAGCTATAACGCTGCTGGGGACGTAAATACAGTGTACGTAGGTGTATTAAGGAAGAAGAAACAGTTAAAGTCTGTTCCAATTCCACAATAAAAATCTACTTGTACAAAGTCTGCAGCCAAATATGGCTGGATGATCGTTTGAAAACGACAACGATCAGTGTCGGTGCTATCAACAGTTTTACCTAATGTATTACCTGCCGGTTCCGTATTACGCATCCTATATTGGGTGTACATAGGATAATAAACGCTCATACCAGTCTGAGTTTTCTGATTAAGAAGACTCATACCGGAATTAGCACCGAGACGAAAGAGTTGATTATTTCGAGCAACATTACTTCTGGAATCGCTAGTCGATGCCACAGTATATGTTGTGTAATAATCACCACTTGTTTGGGATGTTTGATAGCGGGAGGCCACCATAGATCCCTGGAAATCTTTGCTCAACACATTGTAGTGCCAATTAATACCACCCCTAAAACCTATAAAACAAGGTAAAACGTAATTTATAATAGTGTTTTCAACAAAATTATAACCGATAGGATTTGGAGGTGTAACAAGACTTTGAGCTGTATGAATACCATTATTATCATATCCTCTATACAAAGGAATAGGAGCATGACGGCAATCAAACATCTGAAGTGTTGCTTTAGTATTAGTTGAATTATCAACTATGGCAGAATAGGAGAAATTTACTCTTCGCATGAGTGAACGCACAGAAACTATGCGCTCACCCATATTAACAGTAAATGCCTCATCTGGTAATTCAGGGGATGATCCTGATAAACCATAGTGATCAACACCACGATCAGCTTGGGGTTGGAGGAATGAGAGATCTCTAATGACCTCTTGAGGACATCCAAAAACCATATTATCCGCACCACGTGCGAAACCTAATATATAAATATCAGCTGAAGATACTGGTGAAGTTTGTTGAGTCAATACCGATACCGTAAGTTGACCATTATGCGTACCACCATTTCCAACAGGTATAGTACCAGTGCCTGGGGTAAATTGATTATCCGTAACACCGGCGGATGCCTGTGAATTAATGGTAGAACGTAAGAAAGGCACAGAACCTAAATATGGAACTCTAAATTCTACATCTGTATCTTCTGATATGTCAACAATTTGCGAATAAATCACATTAGTATCACCCACTGTTGCTGTTGCCTTTGGGATAGGGTCCCATTGTATAAGTATACGTCCACGATGAAATCGGGAACATATAATCTTAAATCTATAGATAATATCACCACGCCAAAACTTAAAAAGTGGAGCGAAGTAACCCATAGGTGTTGTTTGCAAATAAGTAAAAATACCTATAGTTTGCTTTGACATGATATGGGGTGTGACATTAGCTTTAAATAAGATGGTGCCTGTTGCATCGGCTGCTGTCCAAGAAGATTGGCACACAAATGAATCCCGTGTCACGAGATTTTTAAGTGCCAATTCATCTTTTCCCTCACAGCCAACAGTACGGGGATCGATGGACAACTCTTGCTTAGGGTCAACTGTTAGTTTCTCAATAGGTTGCGAAATCTCAGCAGAAGCAAAAGAGTGGAATGGTAAGTTTTTAAAAGCTTCTACAGCTTCTATATTGGGTACATTGGTAAAACCAAAAAGTTTTGCCAAGCTACCCACTCCCGAACTTATCATTGTGGTGGCCTTAGCATAAGGTGCTAGAAATGGGACGCGCTCTAATGCGCGAGACACACTAGCAACAGCAGATGCTGGACCAGATATCAAACCAGTATTACTCCTATCTGCTTGCAATGCAAGTGTTTGTGTTGGACCACACAATCTCACATCAGTGGCCCAAGCATAAAACTGCACTGTAACTCCAGAACCAACAACTGAGTTGGCATTACTTAAAGCCACTGGGGAATTGACAAATATAGTGCCCATTCCATTAGTCTGAGTAATAGCAGTAATAGGAATCCAATTTTGATGCCAAAAGAAGGGGAGTTCTAATTCTCCACCTTGATTTGTTTGGGGTAATATCCAGAAATGCGGTCTCTGGGTATATGCCATTATGCGAGCATCATTATTGGCTGTAATGTTTGGATTGACAGTGGAGGCTGTTAATATGGGATTGGGTAAATATGATACCAGAGTGGCACCATAATAAAAGGGGGAAGCGTTAATGATGGCTTTAACATGCAGTTTACAACTTAATCTACCATAGTTGTCTAATTTCTTCTTGACTTGTGTTGAATTGAAAAACAAAGTCCAAGGTGAAAAGTTGTAAGCCATCTGAGTACCTTCAGCCCACACAACGGTATTGATGAGCTGGGGGCGCTCTAAAAATTTAGCTAGATCGTTATCGGGAATATAATCTTCATAAAAGGAACTATCCTGTAAGGAATCTAATGTCTTCAAATCACCAGGATTTTCATCTACGTATCTAACTATAGTCTCTTCTTGTGGCTCAACATCGGTGTTGATACCAGTGAGTGGTGGTGCAGTTACTTCGGATTGTAACTGATAAATGTGTTCGGGTAAGACTATGACTGGTTCATTTGCATCTAAACGTTTTTCGCTTTGACGCACTAATAATCGAATCAGTTCTATCCGTTCACGTGTATTCATCTCTTCAATAATACGCAATATGACATTGTTATACTTTTCTAATAAAGTATCACCTGACATACCTGTCAAATTGTAGAGATCCCAGGAGTAGGTATATTCATCATTCTCAGATTCGTCATCTGAAAACAGAATACTAGCTCTCCTGTCATATACTTCTTTTTCTTTATTTTCATTATTTAAATTTATATTTATAGCAAGTTAATTATACAATATATGCACAAACTTATACGACATACAAGGGTCTATATTCTAACTGTCCATCTGCAGGACTACCTAAAAAGGTACTTTGGGGAGCGCCCATGCGGATAATCTCTATGAATCCATTCTCAGAAGAAAATGAATTAAGACTAAATTTAATCTTCCGCAGTATATATTCATAGAGGAGCAGGTTGCATTTTAGTGAGACTGCTCAGTCACACTTTCGAGAAATCGATCTCTTAAGGTACGATAGGACGCTAAAGTCCCATCATCACAGAAATTCTCTATACCTAATGCACAGATAAGTTTCCTTAAAAGATCTTGTTTCTCAAGAAATATTTCTTTACCATACCAGAAATATTCCATATTAGCTGATGAAATTACTGCTGCAGCTTGAGCTTCGGGGCAAATAGATTTGGATTTATTCCAAACCATTAACATTTTTTCTATAGAATCATGTTCCAAAGGAGCTACAACATGTCCCAGATCCTCATCAAATCTGAAACTACGCTTCAAAAAACTCATTTCATCTAGTGTTATAAATGGGACACTAGCTGCGTTTTTATCAGCCATAGTATATTTAATACCGAATTTGGCAAAACATGC